TTACACGCTTAGCAGTTCCACCTACAAACAATATACGCTCATTACCAACTTTAGGATCGGTAGATTGATTGAACAAAGGATCTAAGAAGCCTTCCAGTTGAGGGTAAGTTGTAGTGCCACCTGCAGTAAATACGTTGGTTGCGCCAGCGTAATAAGCAGGGTAGTTACCGGCAGTACCTACAATGTTAACCAATCCATCCATTGTACGGAAAGGAGAACCATTGCGAGTACCTTGAGACTTCTGCCCGAAGAACAGAGCTTTCTCAATATCAGCAGCGTGCAGTGCAGCACAGTCAGTACGAGATTCAGCAACATTGGTATCACCTGCAATCATCATTGTCTGACGAATGGTATCGGAGATAGCCCAAGTATTACGGAAAATTTGTGTCAGATTGGTAATACGAACTGGATTAATGATAAGAGAGTTAGGACGCAGAGAAGCCTCTTCAAATGCGCTACCAACTTGATACATATCAGTAGATACTGGAATCGTAGCAGCTACAACAGTTCCAACAGCACGAGTAACAGTCATCTGAGTTGCAGAGATAACAGAGTTAACAATGACGTTTTCGAACGATGCAGAATTGTTGATACGTAAAATCATTCCTGGAAGAATGTTAGTCGTAGACAACACAGTGATGGTTGTATCTGTCGATGCATGAGTCGATGCGAAAGTTGTTACCTGAGGCAGCAACATTGTTTTAGTGAAAAAACCGTGCTCAACAGCTACAGCAGTTTCCGATTGCAACATCGAAGTCATGCCGAACAGAGGTGCCATACCATTTGGCATCAAGCGAGTAATCATTCCTGCGAATGACTTCTTAGCTAGGTCAGTGGTTAGATTGGTTGTGCTAAAAATACCAGTAGACATTTTAGTTTCCTTTAAGAGTTAGTGTAGGGATGTTAATTACAAGACAGTCCAGGTCACAGTAGTTGCAGACGTCTTGGTAATGTAAATTACTGAAGATTGAGATGCTGGTGTAGTTGCACGACCTGCAAGAGTTACACCAGTACCAGCAACATAAGTTCCGGCAAATGCAGCTACGCAAGATACACGAAACTCGATAGAGTCGCCAATGTCCATTTCTGTGTGAGCTGCAAGAATATTAACAGCAGTGTCAGTTGTCAAGTTACGGCCAGCAGTAAAGCCGGTAAACTGTACAACACCACCTTCGATCTGAGCAGCTGTAATTGTAGCATTTGCATCAGTTGCAATAGTTGCAATGGCTGGATTAGCCAAAGTATCTCCAGGACGAGCATCAGATACGAGCCCTCCTGCACGAACTTGTTGACGATTAAAAGGCATAATAGTTTCCTATAAAATTAAAAGATTAAAAACATGTGGATTAACCGAAGAACTTATCCCAATCTTCGCCTGCTGGAACTGCGTCGGCCTTTTTCTGTGGCCCAGCAAGTCCTGCAAATTTAGTGAGATAATCGCCTGCCATATCCTTTAACTCGTTAACAGTTGCGTTTGGGAACTTAACTGATAATTGAGCTTGTAGTGCTTCCATAATTGGAGCAGCCGCTGGATGTTGCAAAGCTGGATTGGATTCACGGAGGGAGTCAGAGACTTGATGCCTCTTAATTTGTCCAGGGAGTCGGCTATCAATGCCTTCCTGAAACTTAGCCAGAGCTGCTTCCACAATCTTGGTAGATGCGAAAGAGGATTGTGCGTAGGCACGTTGGGAAACATCATTCAATGCTTGAGCAAATGCGCCAGCAGCTTCTGGGCCACCAGCTGTAATTTTAGCTAACACCTCTGGAGGAATAGATTTAGAGAAATCTACTTTCCGTGCAGCTTCAAGCATCTTAGTAGGATCGGCACCTGCAAACATGTTTGCAGGCAGAGTTCCGTCTACGCCTGTTGATGTAGAAGGTTCCCATAGAGACTTAAAACTATCGAGTGGGGACACCTCAGGAGCTGGAGCAGGTGCGGGAGTTGCAGCGATTGGTGCCGGTGCTGGAGCTGCACCATCTGCTGAAGATGTTGTACCGAAAATATTGGAGAAAAAAGCCATGATTATTCCTGTGAAATGAGGGTTATTTGAGTGGAGGAAGCAAGTTCGATTAGCAGTTTCAAGATGCCTATTTGGCCTTGAAGTTCTGCCTCTCTCTGGGCGAATACAAGAGGATTAATTGGATCGAATTTAAGAGCCAGTTTCTCCTCAGCTGCATCACAGACAAAATTCTGTAATACATAAAGATTATTGGTGGTTAGTGTTTGCCCATTTGCTTGCTCCTCAGGGGTTAGTTTATATCGGGTGAATGTGGAAGGGATTTGGTAGGCCATGTCAGTTATCTCTGGTTAGGATGTTGCCGTTGCGCCAGCTAAATCTGGGCCGACTTGCTCTGTTTGTGCTTGTTGTTGCAATGTTCCAATGAATGAAGTTAATGCATTCGGTTTTTCATCAACTTGCTTCAACTGTCCATTTTGCAAGTAACCAAATTGCTCTGGTGTAGGTTGCGGTTGTTTCCATTCTATGCCTTTAGATAGAGACAATTGTGCCATTTGCATCCACTGACTTTGTGCAGTTTCGTAAGCAACTTGCTCATTAGATTTTTCGAATTCATCAATCTGGGCGCCCTGAGTTTTCATAAGATAAGAGAACATAGGCCCAATGTTGTATGAAGACCCAATTTGAGGAGATGACCCTATAACTTGGAGAGCAGTTTGGAATGAGTCAGCATTGATCAGTTTGGACGTTGGATTGAGGCCATCAGAGATTTTGAAATCAACGATAGCTTTACGTAACTTAACTGGATCAATGTTAACTTGTTGTTTCTTCTCTTTGTAATATATAGATGCTGGCCCCTGATATTGGAGAATGTTGAGTTTCAACATCTCTTTCATCGGAGTAAACACCTGAGCTTCATACAAGATGGACGTGTTCTGATCTCGCCCGTTGGAGTGATTCATTACATCTGAATATTCAGTTTGGGTCTTGTTTCCTTTTACAAACTGTCCTTGTCTTGCAGGATTTTGTCCAGAAATCAACTCTGACAATTTAACAATTGCACCCATTTCCTGCATGATGATTGAAGATTGATCATCTCTAAATGGAATTGGATAGTATGCTTCCGATAGCGGTTTACCGTACGCTGCTGGACGTACAGGTATTTTAGCTGACGGGTTATCTGAGTTAATTTGCGCTTCTCCCACTCGTGATGGATCATACAAACCCCTATCAGATATAGCACGCCTGCGAGCTGCAATAACAGAATTCATCATTGCAGAAGATAATTCTTGTATAGGCTGCACATTTTGTGCAAGAGATTTTGTCTGGTATGAAAGACCGTCCTCTAATGGTTGTCCAAAGAGAATAGGGAGTTTTCCGTGAGCATTGGTTTGGCGCTCTGCATAGATAATGATTTGATGATTAATTATGACAAGTTTCCACACTTGTGGAGTGTTAGGTGCAGGCACACGCATACCGAAATCAGTGGGAATGATTCGGGCGTAGAGAGTTGTTACCTCATAGATATTTTTATATTGTATTTTTGAGTGAGACTGGGAGGCTGATGCCCACGCCATCCAATCAGTTGAGTTTCTTACATTCAGGTTAATGAGTGCATCTTGATTGATTGGGGGAATGTAGAATGATGCAACTGAGGATGTATTGATTGTAGATCCTCCCAAACCTGACTCGAATGCATCTGCAATGTTATCTACCATTTTATTAGGCAGGGATGCAATGTACATTTTCAGTGCGACACGAGACATTAATTCTGTGTAACCTGCAAACTCACCTTTGTCTGGAATTTCTGTAAGAGGAACTCGTGTGTCAAAAATTATATTATATGGATCAAGACGTTTGAGACAGTTACCCGACCAAATAATTTCTTTTGGCTTACCTTCTTTACCTCCACCAAATGACATATCTGTGTCGAGAGCAGCTGTTACCTCATCTCTCCAATTTACTTCGATTGCAGAGAGATTGTATTTGAATCCATCACGAAAAAACATCTGGAGGTGACGAATCCATCCACCATAAGTGGAATGATTCTCCATTAGAGCTTCAATTCCCATTGCAGCATCTTGGTACTGTGCATTGGCTACACACCCGAATATAGGATTACCTGCTAGGAATACAGAAGATTGGTATACAACTGCTGATTCTATTGTGGGGAGGACAACAGGAATTGTAATGTTCTGGAATTTATTAGCATCACCATATTTATTGGCCAGTTTGGATTTCTGGTGTACGTCAGTTTGATCTTTTTCCCTAATGTAGGCAAGATCCACTTGGCGCATCTGTTCTCTAATGTTCCATTGAGTGTTTAACATTGTATAACACTGCTTGGAAAATACAATTAGGCCTGCTTGCGCAATTTTAGATAAGAGAATTGGAGTATTTGTAGCCATGATTACCTATCAGAAAGGAGAGTTAAATTCAAGAACTTTTGCACAAGAGTATTCTTGTGCTTCTATGATGGAAGATGAAACCAATTGATGCCCGTATAATTCTAGAACTTTAGGGGCATAAGTTAAGAGATCCAAGAGTCCATCTGTGTTATCTCTTTTAAGTGGGTTGAATTGGGTAATTTGCAGATGGGTTGCTGGTACGCAATCAGGGTGGATAGCTATCTCACCTTTTAGAAGTTGCAGAAACATTGCGAGAATTCTGGCATTCTTAGATTGCGAGCCGGAATATACTTCCACTGGCTCAATACCTATGATACCCATTTGAGTTGTTATAAAATTAAACCAGTAGAGAAGAGAGTATTGGAATGCATTAGATTCGATAGCTATTATCTGTACATTGTGAGTTAGACACAGTTTAAGTGCTTCGCGTATTGTATCACCTGGGGATAAGCGACCTTCGATTAATTTTCTAAGAACTGGGTAACCATTGTGAACTTCAAAATATCCTATGGAAACTGCATCAGAATTGATTTTATCATTGGATGGATCAATGATTAGAAATTTAGCTCCTGGAATGTCAGTGTCGGCATAAGGGTACAGAGGTATTTTAGAAACATCTATTGCAGTATTGGCTGATGCGTTTTCATCATTGAGAACCTCAGAATAGAAAATTTCTGGGTGACCAGCTAAGAGATCATTTTGGAATTCTTTATGCAATTGGGCAATTGGTTGCAGTTCTTCCCAGAGAGAGGTTCCGTCAGCAAGAATTCCGCCTGCAATGAATTTAACCCAGTTAGGGTTGGTTTTCAAATGTCTGAGAATACTCCACTTAGTTGGATACATATTCCCAATGAATATGAATAGACAACCCTCTGGAGATTTCGCTTTCATTGCAGTTCCGTACATCTCTCGCTCTAGATTGTCTGAGACAGTTTGAGATTCGGCAACAGTTCTAGATTGTATGTCATCAAATATCATTACATCAGGGCGCGCATTTTTAAGAGTTATACCGCGAATTGTCTCAACTGTTCCAGCCAGTATGATTATATTCCTACCTCTGAAGCCGAATTTTTTAAGGTCTTGCCTATCTGTTTCTACTCCAACTTTCCAATCTCCAAATACTTTTCTGATGTTGGATTCGGATAGCATATCCATCACATCGGAGACAATGTTGATTGCTTTGGTTGTGTTTTCAGCTAGGACAAGAATGAATTTCCTATCAGTGAATAGGACACAATACAGGAGGAAGAGTTTTGCCAGGGCAGTTTTTGCAAACCCGCGAGGCAAGCCGAGAGCTAATTGAGAGAAATCACGCTTCTTGTGGACATAAGTAAGAAGCCACTCCCAGATTGATTTATATACTGGAGGGAATAGATACTTGAATGTATCTGGCATTGCAAGAGCAGCGAGAAAATCCAAGGAATTTTTTGCGCTTTCTTGTACTTGATCTATTTGGAACGCAGTTTCAGAGACAGACTCATCAGGCCTTAAGTTAGGTATTGATGAGTCTGGTAATTCTTTATATGTGGAGATGCCTTCTGCCTCTGCGGGAGAATCTGGAGAATCTAAACCTAATTGGTCATAGATGTTCATGCGGCAGATTTTACAGAGATGGAGGAGACAAGATTACGAGACAGAGAGGCCCGCAGAGATTCCAAAATCTTTTTGGCTGCTTGTCTGTTCATATCTACCTGTTTCTGTTGTTGCAATGTTTGGTATGCTTTCAATTCCTGTTGAGACATTTTGAGCCTCCAATAGTTGATTTGCCTGATGTTGCTCTAACTGTTTTAACATCTGGCCCGATTGTATAGTAAGTAATGATTGTTGTCCAACTTGTACTACTTGATTGTGTGTATTTGTTTGAAATTTTTGTAAAATGATAGATGGAATATTGAGTTGTATGATTGTTTGTTTGGATGTTAAAGATTCTGGTGCGGTTTGTCCTTTACGTTTTGCTGCATTGATTATTTGAAATGTTTTGAGAATCTCCATTGGTCTTGTCATAAATGCCAGAGAGTCGTCCAGTTTTTTAAGAACTCTATCCTCTATTCCATCAATGACTCCATCTCGCTCATTGTGTTTAGAGAGAGCTTCGAATTTCTTTTCTACAACTTTTGATGAGAATTCCTCATCAGAAAGCAGTTGTGAAATTCTGGATACATCCACCCCTAATGCGTTGGCAACAGCAGATGGAGGAACCCCTTGCCCCAGAAGGGTTAGTGCTCTAGACTCTGTTGTGGTTGTGGTGGATGTGGCCATATGAGTTGTGATGTGGGTATGAATTGGTTATATTGTGAGGGAAAGTTGTGGGAAATTGGGGTGGGGACAAATGGTTTTGAAAAAATTTAGGAAAATAAGTTTGTTTGTATAGGATACCAGCGCGGCGCATAACTAAAAAGGCCCTTACCCCCGGCAGGGAAGAAATTAGATAGTAAGTGCTCACATACATAGTACAAATAGTAAGTGCTTACTTACACAGATGTGAATGGAAGGCCATTCTATATAGTGAGACATACCATACATGCTGTATATAAACCCATTGGTGTTAACCCTCATGAGAATTAGATGTGTAAGTCTATGGATTTAATTTGAATAAATGGGAATAGGGCACTATAATCTAGACATGTAATTAAGAGGATCATGTTACACGGTAAATTAATTACATGCTTACAAACTCATTAACTTAAGAAGGAATACATATCATGTCAGTTATATCGAACATACATACAGCAGTTGTCTATGATGCGAAAAGCACTAAACCCATGATGGGGCAAAGGTTGATTAAAACCATAGCCAAAGCAGATAAGGACGGCAATTATGGGCCACACTTGCAGCAGACTATGGCAACATCAGTGCCTCTAATTACAGAGGATAATCTCACTGATTTCCTGAATACATCAGGCGAACTAAATGAGCATATCATTGGTTTTCTCGAAGACACGCAGAATAAGATGGTAGCAGTCAGGTTAAAGGAGGGAGTTAAAACAGTCACAACTGAGGAATTGGAAATTGTGTCAATTGTGGCATTTCTCAATACTGCGACTGATTCGGACAAGTGGAGTCCTGAACGGGTTGCTCAATGGTTTGAAGACAATCTAGCAGAACCCATTGGATTGAAATTGTTGGAGTTAGGGGTATCTGAGTCTGATCTTGAAAAGCGCCTAACTAAAGCACAAAAGAGATTTTCCGAAGCATTCGGCACAAGGGCCGGAATTGGTAAGACATTGGCAATTGAATTGCAAAAGATACTGAATTTTGCGCCGGATGCAAAGAATCCACAAGTTCAGAAGTTTCAAGCCAAATTGGATAAAGCAATGGAGGAGAAAAATTTGGAGGATGCATTGGGATTCTAATCAGTTCTTAGATTGCAACACATAGCAAGATTTTAATGTTGTGTGTTGCGGTATGAGTTTGGTTCTTGTGACACAATGGCAGTGCAGACACTTTGCCAGAATGCCAGATGGGGTAGGGAGGGTCATATAAGTGTGGTGCCAAAACAACACCATGCATCTATATAACTCTCCCTTCACAATATAGATATATTCCTCTCAGGTATCTATATTATGTGGTATATCATTATTGATTAAAATTTTGACCTCCCTAAATATAGCGTAAGAAGGACTATCTAACTCTCTCTCACTGACACACACATACTTATATTACAGGTTAGGTATGGTGTCAGAGGGAGGGGGGTTGACAAGGGTCTGGCATTGTGGCATTGTGGTTCGCATGCCAAACCCACAGCACGAACAATTAATTATCAATTTTGGAGAATAATATGTCAGCATCACAACAACATTATTTCTATAACATTCACGTAGCAAAAATGCGCTCACAAAAACATACGCCATTATCTTACAAAAGATTTATAGAAATCCTCTCAGACTTAGGATTATAAAACCAAAATAAAATGAATCCACACAACAATTCAACCTTGCCTAATTCCCCTAATTATTATTGGGATCAGGCTTTAATTCACGATGCAATAGGTTAC